GTCTTATGCAACTCGTATTAAAGGTGAGAGAGATAGATATGAAGCTACCGCTACTGGTTTAGATAGAAATTATGCCAGTGAGATGGAAGGTAGAATTACATCTTCATTATCAGCAGCTCAAGCAAAACTTGCAGCAGCTAGAACGAATGAGGATTCTAAATCAGAAGTAGAAGCATTAACTTCAATCTCTCAATTAGGTTATGAACAGGCTAAATTAGCTGAAATTAAATCTCAACATGCTATGCAAGATAGCGCAGCTAATGAAAAACCTACCTTACAACAACAACCAGCAAGACAACCAGCACCTGTAAAAGATCCTAAGGCGGAAGCATGGGCTGATGAAAATGACTGGTTTGGTAAGGATAATGCTATGACTTATACAGCATTTGACCTACATAGAAAACTTACTGAGGAAGAGGGTATGGACCCTCAATCTGATGAATATTATTTAGAGGTGGATAAGAGAATAAGACTTGAATTCCCCCATAAATTTGGTAAGGTAGAACAACAGATTAGTAAACCTACACAAAACGTCGCCTCTGCGACGCGTAGTTCAAAGACTGGTCGCAAAACTGTGAGACTCACACCAACACAGGTGACAATAGCTAAAAAGCTAGGTGTGCCACTAGAAGAGTATGCGAAACAACTTATAATCACGAAGGAGGTATAGGCATATGACAAATAAAAAACCAACTCGTGCGAGCCAAAGTATAGGTGATGTTACAAAAGTAGTATCACAAGCATCTACGATTAAACCCAAAGCTGCTGTAAAACCTTGGACTCCACCATCGTACTTAGATACGCCCAACGCGCCAGAAGGATTCAGACACAGATGGGTCAGAATAGAAATCATGGGGTTCGCCGACACTAAAAACATACAAGGACGCTTAAGGTCTGGTTATGAATTAGTGAGAGCAGACGAATATCCCAGTGAGGACTTTCCAGCAATCATGGATGGCAAATACGCAGGGGTAATCGGGCACGGAGGCCTTGTGCTGACAAGGGTACCGGAAGAGATCGCAAAACAACGACAAGATCATTATGCTAAAGAAGCTGGTGATCAACAACGTGCAATCGACAACGATCTTATGAAGGAACAGCATAGGGGAATGCCTATCGATATTGATAGACAGTCTCGTACAACCTTCGGTGGCAAAAAGTAATTTACTTTAAACCAACGAAATTTTATAAACCGAACTGGAGGCCTTTCGAGGCAGGTTCACTAAGGAGAAAATAATATGGCTAACGCTTCAACAACAGGGTTTGGTTTCAAACCCATTAAGATGGTTGGGCAGTCGTATAACAACGCAGGTTTAAGTGAGTGGAATGTAGCCGCTTCTTCGGCGTTAATTTGTCACGCAGCAATGGTGCAATTAACAACGAATGGAGTAGTTCTTTCTGCAGATAATACGGGGCCTAATAACCTCGGTACACTTAATGGTGTTTTTTATACTGACGCAACAACTAACAAACCAACTTGGTCGAACTATTCGCCCGCTTCTAACACAGCTACAGACATAGTTGCACTTATCAATGATAATCCGCAACAAATGTTTGAAGTAATGTCTGCAGATACTGCATTCAATCAAAATGAAGTAGGTCACTGTGCGGCCCAAGTTACAGCAAACGGTGCTACTCCGTTGTTCAATTCTTTATCAAAGATATCAGCAACAACAGCAGCAGCATTAGAACAACTAAAAATAATAGGTGTTTCAAGAGATCCTGAACATTCGGACACAACTGTAGAGGGCTTTGCTCTTAGAGTTATGATCAATGAACATATCTTAGGAAACAACGTATTAGGCATATAAGGAGATAAATTATGGCTATATCAAGAAACCAACTCGTAAAAGAGTTAGAGCCAGGATTGAATGCTTTATTCGGCCTGGAGTACAAAACGTATGAAAATCAGTCAGCTGATATTTATACTACAGAGTCATCTGACAGAGCTTTTGAAGAAGAAGTAATGTTGAGTGGTTTTGCACAAGCACAAGTGAAACCGGAAGGTTCAGGTGTTGTATATGACAATGCTCAAGAAACTTTCACAGCTAGATACACTAACGAGACTATTGCTCTCGCTTTTGCTATCACTGAGGAAGCAATTGAGGACAATCTATATGATAGACTGGCTTCTAGATACACTAAAGCTTTAGCAAGATCTATGGCTCAAACTAAGCAAGTTAAATCAGTTAACCCACTTAATAATGGAATGCCAGGTGGCACTTTCAATTCAGGTGATGGTGTAACTTTATTTAACACTGCTCACCCAACGATTGCTGGAACTGTGTCTAACACACTAGCAACTGCTGCGGATTTAAACGAAACTTCATTAGAACAAGCATTGATTGATATCGCTGCTATGACTGATGAAAGAGGTTTAAAAATCGCTGCTAAGGGTATGAAGATGATTATCCCATCTGCACTACAATTCACAGCTGAAAGACTTATGTCTTCTGCTGGTAGAGTTGGAACTGCTGATAATGATATCAATGCTATCAAATCTATGGGGATGATTCCTCAAGGTTACTCTGTTAACAATTATGTTACAGATACTGATGCATTTTACATCATTACAGACGTGCCAAATGGTATGAAACATTTCCAAAGAACACCTCTATCTACTAAGATGGAAGGTGATTTTGATACTGGTAATGTTAGATACAAAGCTAGAGAAAGATACGTTTTTGGCGTATCTGACTATAGAGGTATCTTCGCTTCACCAGGAGCTTAGTACTTAAATCTTTTGTGGCGGGACAAAGTTCCGCCACATTTAAACAGTAGAAAGAAAAACTTATGAAAAAAACTCTCATCAATATCTGGGCCTACAATTACCACACTAAATTTACTATTGAACATGCAGTTGATTCAGCCGAAAGTGTTGAAAGTGCTATACTTGACAAACTTGGAAAAAAAGATATAGTCTGGGAAAATCTCGGACAAAGTTACCATTCGGGATTAAATAGAATAACTTATGAAGAGGTTATCGATGATACAAGACCTATACAAAGCAAAAAGGTCCTTGGAGTTGAAGTGGGAACAAGAGCATATTAGTGAAGATAGATATACTCTTGAAATGGTCAGAATTGATGACAAAGTTAGAGAAGTCATTACTAAGATCAAGCTTGAAGAAGCTAGAATTGCTCACTTACAGAACAACATAGAAGGTTCTGCTCCACAAGTTTCTGTAGCTACTTAGACAAAAGCTACATCGCTGAAATGCATAAATACCTAGGGATCTCTTGCACTCTACTTAAAAATCATATATAAATAACTCACTATACATAAAAAAAATTTAGATGTAGACGCGTATAGTCGACAACCCCTAGGGACTACATTTATTATATTCTAGGAGGAATATTATTATGGCTAAAACACGATTCTCTGGACCGATAAAACAAGGTACAGTAAACGATACATCCGGACCAGCAATACCTGCTGTTAATCTTAATTCAAATGCAGGTTACGATGGAAAACAAAGAAATGTAGGAACATCTTTAGGATACCAATCTTGGTATTTTGATTATGCATATTTAATATATGAAGCAAGTTCATTATTTGCTATAGCATCAGTTCCAGCAACAGGAATTGTAGATCTTACTACTGGTACTAACTATGACACTGTTGATAGTGTAGGTAGAACTACACAAAAAAGAGCAGGTTACTACGGTGCTTCATCAATTTCATTTTTATCTGCAGGTAATGATAGTAATAAAACTTTCACTGTTATAGGTACAACAATTGATGGAATAGCACTAACTGAAACTGAAGTTGGCGGTAACGCTGGTACAGTATCTACAACAGATAGATTTCACACAGTTAGTTCTATTACACTTACAAATACAGGTACAGGAGCAGTTTCTGCTTCAGCAGGTAATGTAACTATTGGAACTGGATCGGGTAACAAAGTTACTTGGATGTGTAGATCAGACTTTAACGCTTACCCTAATCTTGAAATTGATTGCAGAGGTAGAACATCTACAAATCCAGATGTTTACTTTAATCAAACACGTACAGCTAATTTAGCTAACAACATTGTAATTCCAGCAGGGTCTAGAATTAACAGATTAGAAACAGTCGTGCCTCTTGCATTTAATTTTTCTACATCATGTAGTACATCATTTGGTTCTATATTTAATTCTGCGGGTATTCAAACTTGGGATCTAGATTACTTTACACCGGCATCAGCTGGAGATATTGATACTATTGGTATCTATGACTCTTACACTCTTATGGGTGCGCTTAGTACTGGGCAGATTAAAAAACACTTGTCAGTAGGTACAACAGATACTAACT